GATTTAATGCATATGGTAAAAAATTTAATAATTCAACTGGTGTATTTCCTAGACCAGATAATGGTTGTAAACGTCGAGTCATTTCTGCAACATCTCTAATACTATCTTTATTTACATATAGAATATCACCATCACTAATTTCAATTAAAACATTATCATCCATTATTCTAGGTGGACTAATTCCTTTACTTATTAAATCATCTCTAACTTGAAAATATTTTTTCATACCTTCTATTATAAGATTAATAAGTTCGTCTTTACCAGATGGAGATACTAGTCCTTGATCAATAAATGCTGCATAAATTGTACAAAAACCATCTCCAACGGGATCTATAACATCCCAATTATTTTCACCAAAAATTTTTAAAAGTTTTTCTCTTTGATGAGTACGTCTTGCAACAGCATCCGCATTTTCTCCAATATTAGCTCTTTTTTTAAAATTTTCGTCAATCCATTCCATAAAAGTAAATACTTTTGCATGTTCTTTATGTTTTCCTGTTGTTTTATCACTCTTTAAAAATGCTTCTGATTCTTCTAATGCTCTTCTTAATTGTTCTTCTTCACTTAACATAGATAAATCCCGGTCGGTTAGCATTCCTAAAGATGATGGTCCTGCTTGAGATAATGCAGGAGGTGGTGCAGGAGGTGGTGGAGGAGGTGGTGCAGGAGTGGAGAGTGGAGTAGCCCGGGTTATAGCATAATTTAATGCTTCATCGTTAATTTTATTGCCAGAAAATAACAAAGCATCTTTTGCAACCTTATCAGTTATTTCAAGTCCCATAGGCGGTAATATATCTTTTAATTCTTTAATTTTTGTAGCACTCATATATAATATTAAAATATTTTAATCTATTTTAATCAACCTCCTCAATTTTAGGACCATTATTAGTCATTTCTTCTTCTGGTACACCAGGCATTCCACCAGGCATTCCACCAGGCATTCCACCACCTGGCATTCCACTACTTAATTTACTAATTAATTCTTTACAAACTTCTTCTACCTCATTTTTCTTATCATCATATTCATCTTTAGATGCTAATTGATTACCTTCTAGCCATTTAAGTGCATCTTCAATAGTAGATTTAACTTTATTTTGGTCTTCATCACTAATCATATCTTTAGTTTTTTCATCATCTAGCATACTTTTCATTTGAAAAAGATATCCTTCGAGACTATTTTTTGAAGCAATACGTTCTCTAAATTCTTCATCTTCTTTAGCATATGATTGGGCATCTTGTGTCATTTTCTCAATTTCTTCTTTTGAAAGTCTAGATTTGTCATTAGTAATTTCTACTTTACTACTTTTACCTGTTGATTTTTCAACAGCAGTAACATTTAAAATACCATTAGAATCAATATCAAAAGCGACTTCAATCTGAGGAACACCTCTAGGCATAGGTGGAATTTCACTTAATGTAAACTCACCAAGTTTATTATTATCTTTAGTGCGAGCACGTTCTCCTTCAAATACTTGAATTGTTACAGCAGGTTGATTATCGGAAAATGTAGAAAAAGTCTGAGATTTTTTAGTAGGTACAGTACTATTTCTGGGAATAAGAACAGTCATTACTTCACCAGAAGTTTCAAGACCTAGTGATAGTGGTGTTACATCAAGTAGTAATAGATCATCAATCTTAGAACTCTTATTTCCAGATAGAATTGATGCTTGAACAGCTGCTCCATGAGCAACTGCTTCATCAGGATTAATTGATCTTGAAGGTTCTTTACCATTAAAGAAATCAGATAGTAACTGTTGAACTTTTGGAATACGTGTAGAACCACCAACAAGAACCACTTCATCAATTTGAGTTTTGGACATTTTTGCATCTTTTAACACTCTTTCAACAGGATCCATTGTTGCTCTAAAAAGATCCATACAAAGTTCTTCAAAACGAGCACGTGTAATAGATGAAAAGAAATCTTTACCATCAGCGAGAGAATCAATTTCAATAGATGTTTGAGTAGTAGATGAAAGCGAACGTTTAGCTCGTTCACAAGCACTACGTAAACGTCGCATTGCTCTAGGATTATCACTAATATCAATTTTAGTCTGTCGTTTAAATTCTTTTACAAAATGAGATACAAGACGATTATCAAAATCTTCTCCACCTAAATGTGTATCACCAGCAGTCGCCTTAACTTCAAAGATTCCCTCTTCAAGTGTAAGTAATGAAACATCAAATGTACCACCTCCTAAATCAAAAATAAGAATATTTTTTTCTTTATCACTTACTTTATCAAGACCATATGCAATAGCAGCTGCTGTAGGTTCATTAATAATTCTTAAAATATTAAGTCCTGCAATACTACCAGCATCTTTAGTTGCAGTTCGCTGGGCATCATTAAAATAGGCTGGTACAGTAATAACTGCATCAGTCACAGGTTCACCTAAATAGGCTTCTGCAATTTCCTTCATTTTAACTAAAACCATTGATGAAATTTCTTCAGGTAAAAATTGTTTCTGTTCACCTTTAAAATCAACCTCAATAATAGGTTTGTCACCATCTTTTGGAACAACTTTAAATGGAAAATGTTTAAGATCTGATTGAGTAGCCTGATCAGAAAATTTACGACCAATAAGTCGCTTAGCATCAAATATAGTATTTTTTGGATTTGCGGCAGCTTGATTTTTTGCTGAATCACCAATCATACGTTCTGTATCAGTAAATGCAACATATGATGGAGTTGTTCGATTACCTTGATCATTTGCAATAATTTCTACTCGATCATTTTGCCATACTCCTACACAAGAGTATGTTGTGCCTAGGTCAATACCTATTGCGGTTCGTTTCTTATCCTCTGGCATAATAATATTTTAAATTCATTTAGCTTTAAATATATTTAAAATATTATTATAGACTATTACTTTTTGCGTGTTTTTTTATATTTTTTTTTTAATCGTTTTGTCATTTTATTTTTTTTATATTTTTTTCTCTTTGTTTTTTTAACTTTACCTCCTATTGTTTGTTCATTTAACATTAATAATCCTTCTGCTGCAGTATCTTCATTAGCTTCTTCTAGTTGATTTTGATATATAGCTTCATCAGTTTCTATTGCCTCTCTTATTAATGATTCAAGCATTGAATTTAAGTTTTCAAGTTCTAATCTTCTTCTCAATAATTCTCTCAATTTATCTCGTTTATTAGTAGGAAGAGGTTCAGACATTAAACTATTTATTGTTTCTTGTCTAAATATATCAGCTTCTCGCCTTGCTTGTTGCTCATAATAATCAGATCTAACTATATTTCTAGCAGCAAGCCTTCTCTGTTTTTTTATAATATTATTATCATCAACTTCTAAACCTAAAATATTTTCTGGATCTTTAACAGATCTTCTTGAAGCAGGATCATTCGGTTTATGTATTAATGCTTTTTTTATACTTTCTAATGAATAACATTTTCCATTTAAACATATAGGATCATCTGATTGCTTTAAAATTTCTAAACTAATTGTATCATCTTGACCTATACAACTACTATTTCTTTTTACTGTTACTGGACCCACACCTTCTTCTCTTATACAAGTATTTTCCATATATATTATTAAAATAATAAAATTGAAAATAATATATATGTAAAATATTATTGTTAACAAATAATAATGATTCCAACACATCCTAATTATCCTAAACGGTTGTTAAATAATCGTTTATATAAAGCATCCCATCAAGATAAAGAATTTTTAGAAAAAATATACAACAAAATTAAACCATATTTTACAGACTCTTCTGTAAAAAAAAATGAAGGTATTTGGGCAGATAGTGAGTGTGTATCTATTAACGAACTAAAACAACGTAAAGTCTGGCGTAATAATAAGTTAGTTACATTAGAAGATGCAGAAATTTTATTTTATGATGATAAACCATTAACTCCAATATATACTGGACTAGGTGGTCGAGGACTATTAGGTAGATTTGGTCCAAATCATGCAGCGGACCCAATTGTTACTAGGTATAATCCTGATACTAGCGATTTAGAATTTGTTGCAGGATTACGATCAGATACAGATCCTCCTTTATGGTGTATTCCAGGTGGTATGGTAGACCCAGGTGAATCAGTTTCAATTACATTACGAAGAGAATTTAAAGAAGAAGTTGCCAGTAAATGCGATGAAAATATTTTAAATAAAATTTTTAAAAATGGAACTGTTTTATACTCAGGACCAACATATGGTGATCCTAGAACAACCGATGAAGCATGGATTGAAACATATGTCGTACATTATCATATAGATGATATACTAGCAAAACAGCTTACTCTAACTTCACAAGATGGTGAAAATCGAAAAGTTGAGTGGATTAGTTGTAATAGCCCAAACTTATATGGTGATCATAAGCAGTTTATTGAATTAGCAAAAAAAAATCAAAAATATAGAGAATTTAAAAATAATACTCTATTACTATTTAGTATATTAGTTAGTATAATTTTAACAATATCTCTAGGATACTACATTAAATAATTATTATCAATTAACTAAGTCAATTGCATACAATATAACTTTTTCTTGATCAGTTAACTTTTGAAATATTAAATTTTCATCAAGATTAATTTGAAAAAATCTGTTCATTTTATTTTTCATCACTAATGTAACATAGTCTTCCATTTTTATTTCACATAATATACCTCCATTTGTTAATTTTATATCATGTGGATTAATAATATTAATCCAACGAATATATCTTCCTTCAACTAGATCAGGTAGTTCATCAATATATTGATAGTCTTTTAATTGTTTTAGTAAAGTATCTTTTTCTCGTTTGTTTAAATAGAGATCAGATATTATATCTTGTTTATTTTTATTTATAGTATTAAAAGTTAATTTAGATATATTTTTATTACACTCATTTGTTAGTGACTTTTCTAAAAATAACATGTCTGCTTCATTCATTATTATTATATAATATCATTTTAATTTAAATAATATTATATTAATATTATTAATGAGACTAATTATTGATAATAGAGAACCAAAAGAAATTATTACTATATTAGATTCAAGAATAGAAAATATAAGTTTGGAAAATTTAGAATTAGGAGATTATGTTATACAAAATAGTGATAATGAACCGGTAATGATATTTGAGAGAAAATCACTAAGTGACTTAATTGCAAGTATAAAGGATGGAAGATATAATGAACAGTCTTTAAGATTATCTGAATGTCCAGTAAATAACCGTAATATATATTACATTATAGAGGGAAATACAATGAATTTTTGTAATAGACAAAATGAAACAAATCAAAAAATGTTGTTTTCTTCTATGTTATCAATATCATCAAAAAAGGGTTTCTCTCTTCTTAACACTAGTGGATTTATAGAAACAGCTGAATTTATTATAAGATTTTATAATAAAGTATCTAGCGAGAAACCTATACAACAAGAACTGTTAGAAAATACTGAAATTAAATATAGTAATGTAATCAAAACAACTAAAAAGGCAAATATAACTAAAAATAATATAAATGAAATAATGATATCACAAATACCAGGGATCAGTTCGGTAGTAGCAGGTGCAATAATGGAAAAATATGGTGATATTTTTAATTTAATAAATAGTTTAAAAAATGATCCAAACTGTTTGGATAATTTTAAAATTAGTTCAAATAATAAAGAGAGAAAAATAGGTAAAAATATAATAGATGGATTAAAAGAATATTTATTATAATTTTTTCAATAGTAATTATATAAATGGATTATATTAAAAAAAATTGTACTTTAATACTTTTACTATTATTAGTTTTAGTAATAATCATTAGTCTATTTACTGGATGTAAATGTAATGAAGGATATCAAAATTTAATTGAAGATCATTCTAATCATGGTGAAAAATATTTAAAAAAATTAACTACTGCAGATAGTGCCATAACTGCTGGATTAAAAGCTAGTGGAGGAGAAAGTATTAGTAGCTTATTAGGTGATGACGATGACGATGACGATGACGATCACGATGACGATGACGATGATGATGGAATTTTTGGTGGAGTTCTTTAATCAGGAATATATATTTTAACTTCATCATCTTTATAATCACCTGCTTGAACTTTTTTTTCAGTGTATTCTGCACCACCCCAATTTTTATCCATTGGGTTTGGGCTAACGCCTCCTGGATCCGCATGATACATTTTATCTAAAGGGGTTTTCAATCCAACATTTTGATCTTGTGGATCAAACCCTGGATATAAATTTTTATTAAATGGTGGGTGATTTCGTGTAGCATCTAATAATAGTGAACGATTGTTATTATTATAAAGATTTAGACCAGAAATAATTGGTGTTCCACCCGCTTTTTCAAAAGGAGATTGTCTATTAATATAGACTAAATTACCTTGAATATCATAAGAATTTTGTAAGTACAGCACAGGACATTTTATACCTTCATGGCGTTGCCATTTTAAATATTCTACATATTCTTCTAAATTATTAAATATAATAGGATTTCTACCTGGAATTTTTGCGATTTTATTATTAATTAAATATAGATGTTTACCTTTTTGTATTAAGAGATCAGGACAGTCATTATTTGAAAACTCTTCTTTTATTTCAGTATGTATTGGTTTATGCATAATAGAAAATATAGATAATACTACAATTAAACTTAATATAGTTATTACAATTTGGTAATTCATATATATATATATTCTGTAAATAAATTTATTTATAGAATATATATGGTAAACGTAAAAAAAATTGGTGGCCAAGGTGCTGAAACTTTTATTAAAAATTTTAAACCAAACTGTTTAATTGTAGTTACACATCCTGGTTGTGGTCATTGTAGAATGTTAAAACCTACTTTAGATAAAGTGTATACAGATATGAAAAAGATGTATACAGGAGATGCAGAAATATTTGATTTACATGGAGATGCTGCACAAATAGCAAAATCTAGTATCCCTGCATTGGAAAAAGTAGATGGATATCCTACACTATTAATAACACGAGAAGGCAAGACAAATCCTATTGTATATAGTGGTGATAGAAGTAAAGAAGACATAATAAAATTTATGACAAAAAATTTAAATATCAAAAAAAATACTAGTTTAAATAAAACAAAAAAACCAAAAAAAATAAAAAAGCGTGGTAAGAAATCACGTAAGAAAAATTAATTAACTAACTGTATTATTTAATTCTATTTTAAATAAAAAAATTGAATTAAATATAATGTATTAAATAATAGTAATATGTCTCAATGGCAGTTCAAACTATT